GCATCAGCAGATACTGGCGCAGGAAAAGATGCATCAGACATTCTTGCAATGATCCGTTCTCGTAAATCAGACTAATTAATAGTCAATTGGGAGAGCATTAATTGCTCTCCTACTTTCACAAATTTTTATTAGGAGTCTATTATGGCTAAAGCATTTGATGCTTCAAAATTCCGTAAGAGTATTACGAAAGCTGTCCCAGGCATGTCTGTGGGATTTCGTGATCCAGATACATGGATCTCAACAGGTAACTACTGTCTAAACAAGTTAATTTCAAACGACTTTTATAAAGGTATTCCACTTGGTAAAGTGACAGTACTAGCAGGCGAGTCTGGTGCAGGTAAATCATATATTGCATCTGGTAACATTATTAAGAATGCACAAGATCAAGGTATCTTTGTAGTATTGATCGATAGTGAGAACGCACTAGATGAAAGTTGGTTACACGCACTGAATGTAAGCACAGACGATGATAAGTTACTAAAATTGAATGTAGCTATGATTGATGATGTTGCTAAAATCATTTCAGACTTTATGACAGACTATCGTAAGGAGTACACAGATACACCCGACGAAGATCGTCCTAAGGTCCTGTTCGTACTTGATAGTTTGGGTATGATGTTGACACCAACTGATGTTAATCAGTTCGAAAAAGGTGAAATGAAAGGTGATATGGGTCGTAAGCCTAAAGCACTATCAGCACTTGTTCGTAACTGTGTAAACATGTTTGGTGATTTCAACGTAGGTATGATTGCAACAAATCATACATATGCATCACAAGATATGTTTGATCCAGATGATAAGATTTCAGGTGGTCAAGGCTTTATCTATGCATCAAGTATTGTTATCGCTATGCGTAAACTGAAACTGAAAACAGACGAGAACGGTGTAAAGACATCTAAAGTGCATGGTATTCGTGCCGCATGTAAAGTTGTTAAGACACGTTATTCAAAACCGTTTGAAAGCGTACAAGTAGAAATTCCATATGAAACAGGTATGTCACCTTATTCAGGTCTGCTTGAATTCTTTGAAGCAAAAGGTCTACTAGTCAAGCAAGGTAATCGTCTGAAGTATACTACCAAATCTGGTGAAGAAATTCTTGAGTTCCGTAAGAACTGGACAGATGAAAAACTAGACCAAGTTATTGCTGATTGGAATACAGAAGACTTAGATGCAGAAGTGCATGGTCTAGATTCACTAGAAACTGATGCTAATGGAGAAATCGTTCAAGACGAAAACTCAGAACTTAATGAGGTATAATTATGACTAAGTACTATTCGACAAAGACATATGGTCATAATATCGGGCTTTCGGCTGTTTTCAGACAGCCGTTAGCACACTCTCATTGCAAGTTCTTGCATGGGTATAGTTTACAATTTAAATTTGTATTCGGTTGTGATGAATTAGATGAACGCAATTGGGTAGTTGATTTCGGTGGCTTAAAGCCATTGAAGAAGTGGTTAGAAGATAACTTTGATCACAAAGTAGTTGTTGACAGGGCTGATCCTTTGTTGTATAAACTAAGTGAACTAGAATCATCTGGTTTAGCAGAACTTACATTATTTGATGGTGTGGGGGTTGAGAAGTTCGCAGAACATGCTCATAAGTTTGCTGATGAACTAGTTCGAGAAATGACAAACAATAGGTGTCATTGTGTCAGTGCAGAATGTGCTGAACATGGTGCAAACTCAGCAATTTACGAGGCGTAAAAATAAAATGGCAGCAGTAGACTCAGACGTAATATTTGACATATGGGAAGCATTCAAAGTATTAGTTCCAGCTAAGGAACGAATGAATGCGGCAGAACGATTGATTAAAATATGTGATGATGTAGGTTTTCAGAAAGAAGACATTGCAGAAATGACAGAGAACGATAAGATTCTTGAAACAGCGTTTGATATATATTTTCAAGACGACTACGATGAAGATGAAGACGACGACTCTTGGGATGATTATGACGAATGAGTTGGTATAGTAAAATCGTTGCGGACTGGAGTAAGATCCCTTCTTGTATAGATCACTTTGAAAGTGAACTACAAGAAGCCCGCAATGAAGTAAAAATATATGGCAATGTTGAAAAGAATGCAACGATGTTACCCGGATATGTAGAACTACGATTTGGGCAATTACAGGAAATCGAAGCAATTCTAGAACATCTAAATATACAGTTACGTAAGAAACGAAGTGAATACTTGCGTAAGTACTTAGAAAACTATAATAAAGCACTAAGTAGTAGGGACGCAGAAAAGTATGCAGACGGCGAAGCAGAAGTTGTTGCTATCTCAGAACTTATTAATCAAGTAGCGTTATTACGAAACAAATACCAAGGCATTACCAAGGGATTTGAAATTAAGCACTTTCAGTTGAGTAACATTATTAAACTAAGAGTGGCGGGCATGGAAGATGCAACGATATAAACAATAGATATTAAGATATAAGCGGTGTTGTTAAATACATTGCGATTTCGGAGAAAACAATAAATGGAAATTCAAGTAATAAAACGTGACGGCGACAAAGAGGTTTTAGACCTCGAGAAAATGCACAAAGTCGTTTTCTTTGCGTGTGACGGCATTGCTGGAGTATCACCAAGTGAAGTTGAGATAAAATCTCATATCCAGTTCTATGACGGTATTACAAGTTCAGAAATTCAAGAAACGTTGATTAAATCAGCGGCAGATTTGATCAATGAAGATACCCCAAACTACCAATGGGTAGCAGGTAATCTAGTAAACTATCATTTGCGAAAGATGGTATATAATAGTTTTGAGCCGTGTCACGTACTTGACTTAGTGAAGAAAAATACGAACCGTGGCTTTTATGATACTGCGTTGCTCGAAGACTATTCTGAAGAAGAATGGGAAACAATCAATAACTATATTAAACATGATAGAGATTTTAATATTTCTTATGTTGGTATGGAACAATTCCGTGGCAAATATCTAGTACAAAATCGTGTAACTAAAGATGTATTTGAAACACCGCAGATGGCTTATATGTTAATTGCCGCTACGCTGTTTTCAAATTATCCTAAGGAAACACGTATGAAGTGGGTAAAAGATTACTATGATGCAATTAGTAACTTTGATATCTCACTCCCAACTCCAGTGATGGCAGGCGTTCGTACGCCGCAGAGACAGTTTTCCTCCTGTGTTCTAATTGAGACTGGTGACTCGCTTGATTCAATCAATGCGACATCTAGTGCAATCGTAAAATATGTCTCACAGAAAGCGGGCATCGGCGTTAACGCTGGTGCTATTCGTGCGATCAATTCTCCGATCCGAAACGGAGATGCGTCACACACTGGTGTTATCCCTTTCTATAAAATGTTCCAAGCGGCTGTTAAGTCATGTTCACAAGGTGGTGTTCGTGGCGGTGCAGCAACTCTGTACTATCCGCTATGGCATTTAGAAGTAGAAGATATGCTTGTTCTAAAGAACAACAAAGGCACAGAAGACAACCGTGTACGTCACTTAGACTACGGTGTGCAATTTAACAAGTTGATGTATGAACGTCTAATGACTGGCGGCAACATCACTCTATTCTCTCCTAATGATGTTCCAGGACTATATGAAGCATTCTTTGCTGACCAAGATAAGTTCCGTGAACTATACGAGAAAGCAGAACGTAAGACATCTATTCGTAAGAAGTCAATTCCAGCAATCGATCTATTCTCTGCATTCATGAACGAGCGCAAGAACACAGGTCGTATCTATTTGATGAACGTAGACCACGCTAACGATCATGGGTCATTTAAACCTGATCTAGCACCTATTCGTCAATCAAACCTATGCTGTGAAATTAATCTACCGACGAAGCCACTAGAACACATCTTTGATGAAGAGGGAGAAATCTCACTATGTACACTAAGTGCTATCAATTGGGGTAACATTAAAACTCCAGCAGACTTTGAAAAGCCTTGTGAGTTGTCAATTCGTGGACTAGATGCGCTACTAGACTATCAAAAATATCCAGTAATTGCAGCACAGTTATCAACTGAAAAGCGCAGACCATTGGGTATCGGTATCATTAACTTTGCTTACTGGTTAGCAAAGCATGATACTAACTATTCAAATCCAGACCTAGCGTTAGTTGATGAATGGGCAGAAGCATGGAGCTACTTCCTAATCAAAGCATCTAACACTCTTGCGAAAGAACAAGGTAAGTGTTCTGGTACAGACGAAACACGTTATGGTGATGGTGTAGTCCCAATGGACACACGTAAGCTAGATGTTGATGAACTTACTCCGTATGTTGAACGCCAAGATTGGGCGACACTACGCACAGACTTACAAGAGCATGGTATTCGCAACTCAACTGTAATGGCTCTTATGCCAGCAGAAACATCAGCACAGATTTCTAACTCTACAAACGGTATTGAGCCTCCACGCTCACTAGTGTCAGTTAAGCAATCTAAGCATGGTGTTCTAAAGCAAGTTGTACCGGGCATTCACAAGCTAAAGAACAAATACGAATTACTATGGGATCAACAGTCACCAGAAGGTTACTTGAAGATCATGGCAGTTCTACAGAAATATATTGACCAAGGTATCTCAGTAAACACTTCATACAATCCAGTATTCTTTGATGAAGAAAAGATCCCTATGTCAGTGATGCTACAACATCTTATCATGTTCTACAAATATGGCGGTAAACAGTTATACTATTTCAATACATTCGATGGTCAAGGAGAAATTGACGTGTCGAAAATGATGGACGAACCACTAGAACAATCTATCATTGACGATGAAGATTGCGATGCTTGTGTGATTTGATATGCGTTTTGAATTTATGCAATATCAAGCCGGAGAACGATTATGTATTAAGCCACTGATGCCTGGCAGAGGTGGGAGAAATTATGGACTTGGGTATTTTAATCATTGTACTAATCCGCCAACGATATCTAATGTAAAATTGAAGGACCGTTATTATAATCGTACTGATATCCAGTTTCATTTCTATGATATAAAACTATGTCACACTATGACATATGGTCATTATGAAGAATTCTTAGATAATTTTATTAAACGTGGAAAAAAGCATAACTGCGTAGTACATATATCTAATAGTATGATTCCCAAGTTAGATGGAACAAATGATCTTGTTTCTCTATATGATATAGATTATTTTTATGAAGTATTAGATAAGATTATGTCTATGAAAGAAGATTTAATAGTTGAAATATCTAATAAACAAACAACTGAATCCAATGATATTGGAAAGCATAAAATCTTAGAACTATCAAAGAAATTATTTAAATGTGATAAGGTCAAACATTATGTCATAATAGAAGAAATATACAAGAAACAAATTAATCCTGAAATGGTAGGTTCCAATGATCCGTGGGATATACAATTTATTGATGATTATGTAGTACCTTATCAAGAGCTTAGAAGACATGATATGAAACCTGAAATGTATTTTATAAATGGAATTATACAAGAAGATTTTAATGGTATCGATATGATAAATATGAAACAACAGAGAGACAACTAAGAGAGAAAACTATGAGCGTATTCAATTCAAAAAACAAAGCAGATCATACAAAAGCACTAGCATTCCTAGACCCAAATGGTGGGGTTGCTATTCAGCGTTTTGACATGCTAAAATATAAACAGTTTGATAAACTAACTGATAAGCAATTAGGTTTCTTCTGGCGACCAGAAGAAGTAGATGTAACTAAAGATAGTAATGATTTTAAAAATCTTACAGACCATGAGCGTCATATCTTTACATCAAATCTAAAGCGTCAAATTCTACTAGATAGTGTACAAGGTCGTGCGCCAGTAGAAGCATTCGGTCCACTAGTATCTATTCCAGAACTAGAAGCATGGATCCAAACTTGGACATTTAGTGAAACAATTCACTCACGTTCATATACTCACATCATTCGTAATGTGTATTCAGACCCTTCTAAAGTGTTTGATGGCATGATGGATATTGAAGAGATTATGGATTGTGCAGATGATATCTCAGAATGCTATGACCAACTAATCGATATGACATCATACTTCAATCTATTGGGTGAAGGTACGCATACTGTAAATGGAAATGAAGTAGTTGTAGACAAATACGAAATTAAAAAGTTGCTTTATAAAACTCTTATGAGCGTAAATATCCTTGAAGGAGTTCGTTTCTATGTCTCATTTGCTTGTTCATGGGCATTTGCAGAACTGAAGAAGATGGAAGGGAATGCAAAGATTATTAAACTAATCGCACGTGATGAAAATCTACACTTAGCATCCACTCAAACACTTCTGAAACTTCTTCCAAAAGATGATCCAGACTTCATTCAGATTGCTAAAGAAACAGAAGCAGAATGCATTCAAATGTTTGTAGACGCAGTAGAGCAAGAAAAGCAGTGGGCAAACTATCTGTTTAAAGATGGTTCAATGATCGGTCTAAACACACAACTACTTTCAGATTATATTGAATGGATTTGTTGTAAGCGTATGACCGCAGTAGGTCTAAAATGTCCATATCAAACTCCACAAGCTAATCCACTACCGTGGACACAGAAGTGGATTTCAGGTGCAGAAGTACAAGTAGCACCTCAGGAAACAGAAATTTCGTCATACGTTATCGGTGGCGTTAAACAAGATGTTGACACTAACACATTCGGAGGCATGTCACTATAATGGAACACATATTCGATGATTCATGGATCAGACAAAAACAATTTAAAGTTGCAATGGAAAACGAAGTTAACTACATTCCATCAACTGTTATCGATCATAAAGTAATTGATGCCCAACTTCCTGGCTTCATTGAAGGAGCTACAGCAGGTGATAAGACTAAATTTGTTTTAGATATAGGTTGCGGTGATGGTTATGCAATGCAAAAGTTAATTGATTTAGAATATGAGAATGTTCAAGGGTTGACCTTGCATAAAGAAGAACTTGATATATGCAAAGCAAAAGACCTAACAGTGCATCATATGAACTATAACTTCTCAGAATTGATGAAGGGGTTCTTTAATGTAGTGTGGATGAGACAGTCATTACAGTTTTCATTTCAACCATTTTACACAATGCTAGAACTTAATCGTATTATGCGTTTGCACGGCTGGGTATATATCGAAGTCCCAGACACATCAAATGAAGGAGTACCATTAGGAACTCTACATCGTGAAACGTATGAGCGTATTTTCAAATCAGCAGGATTTGAGATTGTACAAAGCGACAACATGACACTATCAGTTGGTGATGTAAGCGAATCACATAACTTCTTCGCACTTACAAAACGTGCAAATGTGTCATTACCAGAGCTACCAGAAGAATAAAAACTTAAATTATTTTACAAGTTATTGAAAACGCAGGATTCTTTCCTGCGTTTTTTTGTTGACATATGGATATTCGGATGCTATATTAATTAAGTAATCAGAGAGAAAGAGAATCTAC